TTACCTCAAGAACGCCTCTCTGATCTTTCGCCCTACCTGGGCGACGGTCGAGAACAGCCGGCGCTTGCCAGGCACGTATCTTGTGCCATGCCTGCCGGTCCCGATCCCCACCTGCTTGAGCTTCTGTGCTCCGGCGATGAGCGCGTCCGGGAAGTGGTCGTCTTTCTTCACGATATGGCCTGCCTGATCCCTGCGCCAGGTGCGGAACTGCCGCAGAAGCGCATACTCCAAAGGCCTGATTCCGATTCGGTCTTTCTCAAACAGATACGAGAGGATGGCCACGCCCTCCTCTTTGAATTTCACGAACGGCACTCCCAGGGTGGGAGGGCCTTCCTTCTTCCGTTCGCCCCATACCGCGAACCCCTCATCCCGCAGGCGGTCGTTCTCGAACGGATGAGACGCATCGGCATACACCTCGCGGAATCCCAGCTGATCGCGCAGCTGCTTGAGGGTGTCTACAATCACGTCAATCCCGTGCCTCGTGAACATCTCGGTATGCCGCACGAAAACTCGCTCTCCGGCCATGCCCAGAATCACCACCGCGGTCATCCCGGCAAAGCCCCAATCTATGCAGCACCAGGAGTAGTCGAACTCTTCGGGGAAGGCCCGCTCGCCGAGATCCACGGCGCGCTCCAGATCACCCGGCTGAATCACGAGCCCCGCCGATGCAGGCCGCATGCCCATCACCTCAACCTCAAAGGTCTCGCGGTTCGTGTCCCGCCACTCGGTTAAAATCTCGTCTATAGGTATCCAGCCTTGCGATTGCTTGGCCTTGCCTTTGCAGTACTTATCCCGGAACTCCGGCTCAGGACAGTTGGAGCACTCGTAAGGGCAGGGCTTGGCTATGTCGAAGCTGTCCCACTTGTAGGAGGTATAGCCCTGGGCCTCGTGGTTTTCTACGAGATCGGCGAACGTGCCGGTGAGCCGGTGATAGGTAGACTGTCGCAGGATGAGCGGGGGAGCGGCGGTGCGGATGATAAAACGGGCAGCGCGGACTACGTCCGCTTCGGCCTCCGCCTCCTCGTCGAGAATAAGCAGGGCGCCGCGCACCTTGCGGCCAAGGTGCAGGCCCCGGATGCTCTTAGGGGACGCCGTCCGTGCCACGATCCGGTTGCCGCGCACACTTACGAGATATGTGCTGGTAAGCTTCTCGATGGTTACGAACTCCTCCGCCTCGGGCAGATCGAGCCAGTCGGTGATGTAAGAATAAAGGGTCAAGGCCTGGGTCTCGGACCCGGCTACGATCCCCACGTCGAAATCCTTAAAGAGGAAGAGCGCGGTTCCCAGCACGGCTGCCCCGAACGTCTTGCCTCCACCTCGAGGCGCGAGGGCCACGGCCTTGCTTACCCGCATAGAATACAAATCATCAAAAAGCCGCGCCGCCTCAGGGAAGAAGACGGCGCCGCGTTCGGTAAAAAACCGCTTGGGATCCCCCCGGTAGGCGGCAATCGGCGCGTGGCGTTTTTGGAGAAGCCTTTCCGCATCGATCAGGATAGCGTTCTCAAGCTCGCGCGTGGGGAGCTCTTTAGAACTTTGTTCGGCCACGCTTCTGTATCTCCTCCTGCAGGCGTTCAAGGAGCTTTTCTATCTCAGTATCGTTTAGCGGGCGTCTGAGGATTTCCTGTTCGAAGATATTGATAAGCGGCTGCAGCGCGGCCTTCAGGATCTTGCCGATATCCGGCCCCCGGGCGCCTTCGGCAAGGAGCTTGTGGCGCAAGGATTCCAGCTGGATCAGCGCGTATACGGCCTGGCTGGGCGGGACTCGCACGCCCTCATCTACCTGCTCCATGTACTGCCGGAAAGTAGTATCTGCCAGAGTTCCCAGGCGCTCAAGGATTCCCTGTTTTTCGGTGACAAGTTCGCTGCGCCGCTTTTCGGCAAGCTGGGCTTTGAGAAGCTCGTCCTGCGCGGCCCAGTCGTCGGTCACCCGCCACTTGTGCAGGGCGCGCAAAGAAGGCCCCGGACGCTTTAGATGCTTGCGGCAATATTTATCCAATTCCGGAACGATATCTGCATAAGAAGGTCTTTTAACATGTAACTCGTAGGCCAGAACGTGGACCTCGTCAGGAAACTTCTCGGTTCTGCCCATCTTGCTTCCTCCGCTTGAGTCGTTTGCGCACCAGCTTATCCAGATCCTTCAACGCAAGCTCTCGATACAGGGAATACAACTCCTCTTCCCTTTCTGCGAGCCGTTTAGCTCGCTCCTCTAAGTCCCTTTCTCGCCGCTGCCGTTCGAGTCGCCAGGCGCGCCACAGGACGATAACCGCGAAGATAAGCAAAGCAAGAGGCAGCCCGAAGTTTCGCGCAAGCTCAAGGAATTCCATCTCATTATTTTTGGCCGAAGAATTTGAGGATGTCGGCGATGTTGTCTCCGAGTTCAGCCTTCTTCGAGAGCGAATATTTCAAGATCGCGTCATAGAACTTGCGGTCATCAGACTGGGAAGACGAAAGGTCTGTCAATACTTTGTTCAGATTCTCTTTTGCCGAATCAAGGGCCGCCCGGACGTCGCCGTTAATGTCCTGGCGTTCGCAGCGCTTCTTTGCCAGATCGATTGCCTCTAACGCCCTGGAGATTTGTTCTATAGAAGGCATTTATCCTCCGTAGTTGAGAAGTTTAAGTTTTGCCCAGCTCTTCGGGCCGCAGATCCCGTCTACCCTCAGCCCTTCACCTGCTTGAAATTGTGTAAACGCATGCTGCGTCCCGTGCATCCAATCTCCGTCTATCTTTCCCGGACTGTAGCCCGCTCCGGCGAGGAGTTTCTGCAGCCTGCGCACCGGGCCGTAATCGGTGAGATCCCGGATCCCCATGCGAAGAGCGCAATCGAACTGGTGAGGTCCCATGCCCAGCGAGTGATAGCGCAGATAATCCTTGATACCCCACAGAGTGAGAGGCACGTGCTTGCCTTTAGGGTGATCTTTAAGCCATTCCAGGAACTTCTTCCACGCGGGGCCGTCGTATCCGCCGCGTGGCCCTACGCACCCGGCGCTCCATTTGCCGATGCTCTCACCTTTGCCCATCGCGTGGAACCACTGCCCGATAGCCTTGGTCCAAACCGGTTCATCGAGATCCTGTTGCGCATCCTTGTCCGGATCCCGCCAGAAGCGAGTCACGTTGTTAATCCCGCGCAGCACAAGGCGGCTGTCTTTCTTGCGACGATAAGGCTCCATGCGGTGCTGGCCCCAGCACAGATAAGCCGCGCCTTTAGGATGCGGATGGTCTACGGCGTAATACTTGCCCGGTTCAACCGTGCCCTGGGCGGCATACACTTCTCCTTTGTAGGATTTGGGATTGCGTCGTGCGATAACGATAGAATCGTTATACTCGTCCAGTCGGTTCTGGTTTTGGGTGATGCGCCCGGCATCAGGGCCTTCCTTGTCCAGCGTGCTTGCGGGAAAGCATACGATATTGATAGAGCCAAACCCCTCAAGCCATTGCCCGCATAACGCTAATTTGATGAAGTTCTTTAAGTAATGAAAGTCAAGATTCTCCGAGCGCATCAGAACCTCCAGACCGCCTCGACATCAAGAGCGATGCCGTGAAGCGTTATGCGGGGCCCGACGCTAACCGGACCCCAGCCTATACAAGCTCGCACGTAGGGATCGAGGAACGGCATCGTCGAATCTCCCCAGACCTTAAAGCCCGCACCGGCCGAGAGGCCCCCGTGAAACTTGGTCCAGAAGCCGCGCCGGGTCTTGACGAAAAATCCTTCACCGGTGGCATGGATGGAGAAATCATTGCTGACCGTATAAATATAATCTTTGATAATCGCATTTTGCATTCCCGAATCGGCAGGAGTAAGCGATACGAAGCGCAGCCTGTTCCCGCGCTTGAACAAGAAGGTAATGGCCTCCGGCCAGCGCCCCCAGATGGCCTCTACGTCTACGGTATCGGGAGAGACCCGCACCGTTTCAGGGGGGACTTCCTTCCAGACGATCTTATCGCGCCAGCACATAACCGTGTCGCGGAGAAGCTCTTCTATCCGGATGGTGTCAGCAATATAAACGATCTCCTTCTCTTTCTCTTTACGCCCGCAACCATCCTGGAACAGCCATACCGCGAGTAGCGTCAAGATAACGGTTACGAGCGCCGTCCAGAAGATAATACGAAAAGTTCTACGCTTCATCATTAAAATTATGCGCGCCCCGGTGTCGCTGTCGAGACCGATATGACGAGGGGGTGCGAAGTGCGATTATTGAATCCCATAAGCCGCGGCCCTTTCCAGATACTGCGGCGGCAGGCCCTGGGCCGGGTGGTGGGCAAAGCCTTTGTCAGGATGCTTGTCCGGCATGGCCGGGCTTGCGACCAGCCCGTATTCACGCGCCACGTAAGGGGTGATAGGGAGCACGATGCATCTGCAGTTATACCCGTTCGGCGGATACCACTCGCCCCACACCGGGGCGTCTATCGGGGCCTTGACCCCGTGCATGGCGCGGTGGTCGTCTCTGGTCTTCTCGTCGAGGATCGCGTGATACTCAAGCAACTCGACCAGGTGGGCGTTGCGCTGCGTCTGCTCCCAGCGACCGAGATTGTATGCTGAGGCCACGTTCGTTCGGTAGACGGTTCTCAGATATCGAGGATCCAGCCCGCCGACCCCGCGCCGGATAAGGAGCTTATTAACGCTAGCCTGCCACTCGGTAAAGGTGCCGCCTTTGGCTATATGGGCGGCGAGGTCCTGCTTGATATATTCAATCAGATCCGCAGAAGTAACTTTGGAAATCGTGAAAGCCTGAGCGCGGTAGCGCGCCTCCAGTGCCTTTATCTCCGCTTCCGTCACCGGGACCTTGCGCTGTAAGGCGCGCACCGCCTCCTCGTTCAGGAGCGGCTCATCGAACCGTGCCATATAGCCGCGAGTCAGTTCTGCAAACTCCAACCGCTCGTGCAGTAGTTTGTCTGCTTGTTCTACGCCCATGAGGTTGGCGAAGAACTGGCCCCGCCCCAGATGCGGTGCCACCTCGTCCCAGACGTCGCCGAAGAAACGCCAGTCAAGGTCTGCGAGCTGGCGCTCGGATTCAAGATCGAGGATGCGGTTGCCGAGCGGCTCGACTACACGTTTGCGGAATGAGGTGTAAAATCTTTTTGCCTCGCCTTGCGGCCTGGCAGGATCGGCAAGCCCTACAAGGCGCTCAAGCTGAAAGGTCTCCTCCTCGGCAAGGCGGTCGCGGTCAAGAAAATCAGGGGTGTCCTTGCGTTCCTCGCCGAGCAGATCCTCGGCGAAGTAAACTGCGCGGCGCTCCCCGGTCCGCACCAGGCGGTAGGACTTACCGCTCTTTACGATGCGTCCGGGGGCTTCTCGAAAGGGGAGCGTTCCTTAAAAGGGATGCCCTGAGTGCGGGGTTCAAGAACCTCCTCGTCTTCTGCGGCTTCAGGTATGCCAAAGGTCTCACGCACAAATCGTTGCGGGATCGGCATTCCTATCTCGCTTAACGTCTTCAAGGTCGTGGCAAACTCAGGCGTGCCGCGCGATTGCTTGTAGTCGATCTGGAACACGGGTGCCGGGACGTCGGGGCCGTAGTTGAAGTCGGTAAGCCAGCGAATCAAGGTGGAGTTGATAGTGGTTTGCAGAAGCTGAGCATCGGCGGCGATGATCTCGTGCCTGACCTCCTGGTGGGTTTTGGCCGCCGCATAGGAGCCTTTCTCGCCGACCTCCTGGGTAAGGGTCCCGCCCAGCACGCATTTGGAGATCTCCGCGTTGCAGAAGTCTAAAAGCTCGCGGAAGAAGTTGCCCTTTTCCCCGACACTCACCTTGGCCAGCGCGGTCTCTATCACGGTGTCCGCGGGCACGGCGGCGACCGAGTCCTGCTGCAGGTTTACGAGCGCCTTGATCAAGGAGGAGACGTCGTCATCCGTAAAGTGCGACGGGTACTTGCCGATTATCGAAGGCACACCGAACTTCTCGGCAACAATCATCCAGAAGCCGTGGGCGTGTTTCTTGAAGTACCAGGGCCAGTAGCACGAGAAAAGAAGCGGGCTTGCAAAGGGCGCGTCGTCCTGAGGGTCGTGGCGGTGGCAGATGAACTTGCGGTCGGGCAGGTCGCGCGGCTGGCCGGTCTCCGAGTCTAAAAGCCGCAGCGTGTTCTGGGACCCTAACGTGAATCTGTCCGCTCGACGGGTTCGCAGTGCCTCAACACTTACCCTATCCGGATCGATGCGCCACATAATTTCAATTACGCTGTGTCCGTACGGAGTAGCCTTGAGGAGATGGGCGAGCGCGTGCTCGAAGTTGGGAATCGGGGCCAGGATTGATTTAATACGCGCCGCAACCTCGGAGCCCTTTGCCGAGTCGTCAGCGGGCACGATCTCCCAGTTCCGTCCGGCGACGCCCGCGCGCCGGGAGCGGAATACGCTCTGGATATGCGCATCGTGCATCATCTCTTCAGCTATATCCCAGAAGCTTTTGCCCGCGTGCCGCTTGAAGAACTCCGGGGTTGCCACCGGCATGTTCTGCAGCGTCGCGCTAAAGAACCCCAGATACCCCCTGGCGACTTCCATCTTTTTCGGTGCGGAGATTTCGCCCGTCTTCGGCGTGGGTTTGCCCTTTTTGTCTTCAGACATCATGTCTCCTTGATAAATTCTTTGACCGCCCAGGGGTAAATCCGCCAGCCGGTGCGCAGTTTCCTTGCATAGGGCGGCCTGCATCGGCGCTGAACCCACCTGGGAGAGACTTGCAGCTTCTCGGCGATCTGTTTTACCGAGAGGGTCTCAAGGATAAATCGCTGCTCGGCTGTCTTTTTTTCGATCAGAGCCGCTACGTCTGAACGCCGGATGCGCACCAGCTTGCCCGCCTTGGAGTGGAGCAATCGCCCTTCGAGGATATACTTGCGAACAGTGCTGGGCGCGGTCTTGAACCCGGCCTTGGTAAGCATAACGGCGGCTTGCGAGATGGAGCAGAGGGGAACGAAAAGCGGGACAACGCGATGCATCATGATTTCTTCTCTGCCGGATCCTTGTCCCCTTGAGGGGGCACTTCGCACCCTGTATGCTTGCCTATACGAACGCCGTACCTGCGAGGTTCCCGGAACACTGTGGCGACCCGTTTGAGCAGCGGCTTTGATTCTTCCTCATACCCTTTAGGGGGCACTTCGCGCCTCGCCTGCAGCTTCAGCATCTCGAATACGTACTTGCCTGAGAAGGCCTTGACGAGCACCCAGAGATCCCAGGCGCGGCTCTTAAAGTAGCCGAAGTCGCCGGGGTCTTCGGTATAGACCATCGCGCGCAGGGTTTGTCTTGCGAACTCAAGGATCTCTTCAGCCGATCTCTTCTCGCACTGCGGGGCCAATGCCGCAACCCTCAGCATCTCCGCAGCGGCGCGGCTGTAACGGCCCCAGTCCGCCTGGTTCCAGAGCCTGACAGGATCCTTATGGAAGCGCTCTTTGATCAACGCTCCGTAAGTCCCGATCAGCTTCTTCACACGAGGATCGGGCTCCTTGCGCGTATCGCGCTCCAGCCCGAGCAGTTTAACAGTGCTTTCGCAGAGCCGCAGGTGGCCGGACTTTGTCTTTTCGATCCAGCCGCCCCGGGTAAGCTCGTCGACCGATGCGAACTTCTCCACCTGCCGCTTACCGCACCTTGCAAAAACCGCAAGCAGGGCCAGCTTACCTTCGTCAGGGAACGGTTCGCCTGACGGGTAGGAGAATGCAAGAATCCTCTTGAGGTTCTCCCTGGAAAGTTTAATCCGAGTCATGGAACACCTTCACGACGGTATCGATCTGAGTTATGACTTCTACCAGCCGCACGGTGTCGTACACCGTGTCGGGCGCAAAGAGAGGTGTTCGGTGTAGTTCCCCGGCTGCCACGCCGCCTGTGGCGATAAAGTCGATCAGCACGGCGTAGTTTTTGAGGTGCAGGATCTCGGCCTCGAGCTCGGCTGCCTGGGCTTTTAATACGCTCGTCTCAGCGTAGACGTCAACGACCTTGGAGAAGGCCAAGCCATATCCGGCGATGAACGCGCCTGCCCCGATAGCCAGCACCAGGACAATCACCGCCGCGATCCATGAGAGTTTGACAAGGATTGGCGGTTTGTCTTTAGGGGCGCTCATTTCTTTAGCTCCTTTTTGATGGTCGCCGTCGAGAACTTTCCTCTCGCCAATGCGCTTGCGGCCTGATCAACCGGCTCAAAGTAACGAGGACTCGGGGCTGAAGGAGGACCCGGGGCATTGAGGATCTCTTCCTCGGTCGGGGGCGCGATACCCTTGCCGTCTTTTGGGAAACATCCCTCAAAACAGCCGACGATGAATCCGATTAGGAAATCTTTCACGACGCGCGCGATCGTTTTTACCATATCGAGAACTCTCCTCTCGCAAGCGCGCCTGTGGCTTTGTCCCGGTCAACCGGCTTAATGTAAGGCAGACCCAGGGCTTTGAGGATCTCCTCTTCGGTCCGGGAGGCGATGCACTTGCCGTCTTTCCAGATGCCGGTCTGCGGGTTCAGGTGCATGCCCAGCCTCTGCGCGCGTTTGCACAGCTCGACGTTGAACTCCTTAGGCCCGGTCTTGATCAGCATCAGAATTCCCCAGGGTTCCTCGGTAGCGCAGTAGACGTCTACCTGAATGCCTTGGACCTCGGCCGTGATTATCGCCGGTCCTTTCCTGATAACGCGCCCGGCCATATCGTTGATCAGTCGCGGGATGTCGAACCAGTGGTTGTGCCCGGGCATGGGCTGCAGGTTACCTTTTGCCTTCTGTATCCATTCGCCCTGGGGGATCAGCACCAGGTCTATGTCGTGCACCCAGCCCAGCCTGCGGCGAATAGATCCGACTATCTCAATCCGCTCGGCGACGACCTCTAAAGCTTGCCGGATCTCCGCCGCAATTATCTGGGCCTCGCCGAGCTGGAACTCTTTTTGCCTGGTAGACGTTGTCATCCTGCCTCCTTGAATTCCTTATCCAAAGGGGCAAGGGGCGAGGGCTGTAGGAACGCATCCTGGCAGCCGATATGGTTGAATCCCTTCTCGTGTTCTTTTGCCTCAAAGCATTTAGTGCACTCCTCGAAGCTGACCGATTCCTTGCGGTGCTCGCAGAAAGCTTTGCGCGAGAACTCTATCCCCTCGCCGGGCGCACGCCCCAGTTCGGGCAGCCGCTTCTGCTGCATCGCCAGGAGCAGGTGTTCCTCGCACAAGTACCGGCCCATACGAATAATGTGGACTCGCGCCGTAAAGAAGGGGGTTTTGATCGTAAAGTTTGGGTGGACGGCAGGCTTCCCGCAGTCGGGATACTCACACGTCCCTGGCGACTTTCCTTTGCGTGCCATAAATCCTCCTATCTCGCGGCTCCGTGCTCATGGCGGATATGCCAGGGCTGGTGCCGGAGCCACAACAGATAAAGGTTTTTGGAGATTAAGTTACTAACCGACCACTCGGTCATGCTTATCACTCCTGTGCGCGCCTTGAACTCCTCGCGGGCTATCCCGAGATCTTTTAGCTGCCAGTGCAGCCAGCGCAGAAGCCTGGTGCGTAAGGGGTAGCGTTTCTTCATACCCCTGCAGTGACCTTCGATTTAGCGCGGGTAGGGGCAGATTGAGTGATACGTTTGCCGAGGTGGTGAAACTCCTCCATGAGATCGAGCGCAACAGCGTTGATGAAGCCGGGGAAGCGGGAAAGGCCGTTTGCAGTGAGGTATGCGTTCTGGAGTTCCTGCATGAGCCGGGCAAGAAAACCGGGATGGAACTGGAGTCCGTCGCGTGCGCCCTGGAAGGCGATGTAGTCGTTGACCTCGCCCGCATCAAGGCCGGCGAGCTTAAAGCTTACCCGGCGCACCATGTTGGGCAGGTTCTCTTTGCCCTCCGCGATGATGTCGTCCGGCTTGAAGCGCGCGGTCTTGTCTTTCAGGTTCGCCACCAGCACTATGCCGGGACCGTAAGCACGGCCATTGGCCCTCACCGAAGCCATCACGCGCAGCATCTCCCAGATGCTGTGGGGGATAGAGAGCGCGTTGTCGACGCAGATGAGCACCGATTTCTCCTGAGCGCGCAGCTCCGCAAGCTTGTATTGCAGTTGCTTGTTGCGTCCCTGGTGGGTTTTGCCTTTCGCATCTTTCCAGTCCGACCAGCGCCAGGCAGGCCGTTCGCCCAGCTCCATCAAGACTTCGTGCCAGAGCATGGTCTGGGACATCCTCGCATAGGGAAAGATGTCTGCAAGGACGACGTTCGGATCGGTGCGTGCGTATTGTTTGAGTACTTCAAGCGTCACGCTCGCGCCTACTCCGTGCTCGGCGTCAAGCACCAGAAGCTGATGGTGCCGCGCGGCGCGCAGGCCCCTGGCGATCACGGACTTGATCTCCTTCGAAACAAAGAAGCTTCCGTCCTCGATGGATTCAACCGGGCTAAACGCTTTCAACTCTTTCATCTTGACTCTCCTTGTACTTCTCCAAGGATTTTCTTGCCGATCTCTAGGGATAGCTGGATCTGTCGGTTAAACCTCTTTTTACTTTTGAATAAAACCGCCTTCTGCAATCTCTTGCTTGCCGCAATCAAACGATCCAGTTCCGTAATTGCACCTACGTAGGTATATGAGGTGCTTGCAGAATCAAGAACCCTTCTCACCATTCGATAGCCTTCGATTCTGCCTGCACCGAGGGTATTCCACTCCAGAGTCTTAAATACGGCTCTGAGAATCGGCCTATCGTTCCAGGTAATTTTTCGCCTCATTCTAACTCTCCTCTCGGCCCGCCGCGGCGCCTAAGGACGCGCCCTGCCGCATGGCATAGGCTTTATTGAACAGGCTTATCGCTTTACTCATCCCCGCTTGAGCGGGGGTGTATTCTTCTATGAGTATGGGGCCTAATCTCGAAAGAGCTCTGCGCAGCTTCCGGCACTGCCACCGTATGAACAATCTCCGAATAAAAGGAATGCGCGTCACAAAATCGAGGATCCCGACCAACCAGCTTGGCCGGTTGCCCATTCTTGCCATCAGCATTACAATTTTCCTTTCAGTCCGCCGTGCCGCCGGGTGCGGAAACCACCAATGGCGTTGGTTGAGGCTTTTTGAAGCACCACGGCGGCAGGCGGGTTGCATGGTTGTTTTCAGTTCTTTCGACCGAGTGTTCGCGCGGCTTTCCAAAGCCCGGCTGCTATGCCGCCTGAGAAGAGACCCTGGAGCAGATACCCCCACCAGGGGAATATGGCGGTCCCCATGGCGAGCAGTATCCCGAAGAGGGCGCCTCCCAAGGCCGTGCCTACCAGCAAGGCCAGGGCCGTGTTGACCCAGCCTTGAGTCTCGAGCCAGACCTTGAGCTTTGCGACGATTGCGGCGACTATTACGCTTCCGAGAAGCGTGACGCCGAACAGGTTGATTGTGAGTTCTTCGCCCCACATAGGTTGTCCTCCTTTCTGGTCGTTAGACCAATTTGAAGTTTGCAATTTGCCTTTTGCATTGATCTCTACTCATCCCTACACCTTGTCCATCGCTGGCCCGTCGCCGGATTTAAGCTGCCTTATCAGATCGCGGAAGGTTCTGGCTTCAGCTGCGGTAGGTTTTGGTTCTCCTTCCCTGAGCCTGTCGGGGTGACTCTGCGGCGCCGAATCTTTTACGTCAAGCCGGAACTTCTTTTGCCGGGGGGCGGGTCGCTGGACGAGGGAGGAGAGGTATTTAATGCAAATAGTACAGAGTAACGCATCATAATGCAGCTTCCTCAGCTGGGACAGCTTATACTTAACAGCCGCGGGTAAATCGTCTTTGTGCTCCTCAAGGATCATGGATATCGTTTGCTTGATAAACCCGGCGCTTTCCACTTCGGTGTAGGGAATAGAGTTTGCTTTTAACTGCGTCTCAGGCCACCCGCAGATTATGCAGCGTCTAACCGGCTGGTTCTCTTTACTCATGGCCGCTCCTCAGCTTCTCCTCGATCTTCGACTGCGCGGGCCTGGCAAGCGCCTGCAGGATATGCTCGGCCTGGCGCTTGACCTCGGGCCTCGAGTGCGGGCTCGCTACAAACGGGTCTATCAGTTCCTCGCGCAATTCCTGGGGCAGGTTGCCGAGCGGTGTGCTCAAGATATCCGCCAGAAGCGCTCGCTGTGCATCCTCATGCAGCAGCTCAACCCCCGGCCCCTGGACTTTCGTGTGCCTCGTGGGCGGCGGGGGAGTGAGATCCACGGAATCAGGGATATAGCTCGCAAGCACGCCCTCAACCTCGCTTACACTCGCAGACGGGATGTGTATCTGTTCTATCTGTTCACGTATAGCAACGCTTTCCGCGTCCACCGGCGGGGCAAGGTTAAGCCCGGCCTCTTGTAATAACAGCCGCTGGGCAGGCCTGAATTTAGTGCCGGGGCGATAGATGTATAGTTTGCCGTCAAGCTCAATAAGCTCCACGCGCTCGCCGTCCGGGATCTCCGGCGGTGCCCAATAGGTCTTCTTATCGTACTGGATGTACCCGCGCCTGACAGTGGCCTTGAGGTGTTTGTAGGCAAGTTCGCGGAAGTTCTCAGGGAACCACAGGTCGCCCACGTGGTTGAGCCAGTAGTCAAGCCGCGTCTCCTTGCCCGAAGGATGCTGCCGCAGATTGAGCTTCATGCAGAACTTCGCAAGCATCTCGTTGACCTGGATAAGTGAAAGCATTGTCCCGCGTGCAAGGGAGCCTATCTTGAAGACCTCAAACTCCTCTTTGACAGGCCGGAACGAACGCTCTACTTTGCCTTTCTTCCACGGCTGCCCCGGCGGGGTAAGGATTTGTCGGGTACCCAGCTTCTCAAGGAGATGCTTTATCTCTTCGGTTTTCCCCCAGCTTACCTGGTCGCCGTACGTGGCTCGCGGCACGCCCCAGAACGGATAATCCTCCTTGCGGCGCCAGGCCTCTTGCATGAACTCTATGGCAAGCGAGGTGTCCTCCCCTCGTGAAAGGAAATACTGAGCGAACATTACCCCCGAAGCGTCGTCAACCAGGCACCCCAGCCACACACGCTTACGCACATCGTCCGGGCGATTCTCGTAGGGGATCTTGAAATTGCTTCGTATCTGGACCCGGCCTTCACCGGCATAGGCCAGTACGCGCGAGACCGAGAAATCTATCTGGTGCAGCGCGTTCGGCTCCGTGCGACGGAACCGGCCCGTCACCCGGTGTTGCGGGGCAAGCCGATGGCGGCGGATGTAGCTGGAAAGCTCTCGCGGCTTGATAGCGCCCGGCGGAATGACCCCCAGCTCCTCGGCGGAGCGGATAACCACAGAGACAGGGATGCTCTTGTTCTGATTAGAAAGGATCCTGCGTTCCATAAACGTGGCGGCGATGTTGAGTATCGCTTTCTTCTCCGGGGTGAAGTTATAGCTCCGCGGCTGCGTAATGAATCCACGCCGGATTGCGTTACGCAGAGAGCCGGGGTGACAACCTGCGCGCTCAGCCCACTTCGCAAGCACTCCCCGCTTCTGTCCGTGTCCGGCGGACCGGTATTCTTCGCACGCCTTGGCGAACGCCTGCGGGCTAAGCGAGATCGGCCTCATGCTCGCTTTGCCTTCTCCTCGTCGTCCAGGTCAAGCAGGTCGCGTGCGATAGTACGTAACCCGTCAAGGCTGCCTTCTTCGCAATTGGCAACCTCTTCAGCTTGTTCCGGATTACGGCGGATTACCAGTGAGGTGCGTAGCAGGGCAAGCAGGATGCCGTCGAAATCCTCGAATGCCTTCTGGATGTCTGGCGAGGATCCCATGATCTCCGGCGCATCCTGAGGCCAGAGCTTAGCGTCCTGAGCGACTCCGTCGCGGATTTCTCGTAAAGCAATAACCCACGCCCCGACGGTGCTGAGGATCTTCGCTTCCTTTGCGGCCAGCGGCGTATCCTTGAACGGGTCGTCCTCTTTCCACGCCTTGAACGGGTCTTTCTTTTTCTTCTCCGTAGAGGGTAGCGCCCGGGGCGTTCCAGCAAACTGAGCAAGCAGCGCCGGGAGTTCGTCTATTCCGGTATCGAGTACCCTATCTAGCGTTATCTCCTCGCCGTCCGGCAACCGAACCCGGCCGCGCGTGCACAGGTCCTCAAAGAACTTCGGCGCCTTGAGAAGCTCGCGCAGCTTGCGCTGTGGAATCCGAGCAATCCCCATCGCCTCGGCCTTTGCGATTACGTTCTCCTTGCCGAACTGGGCAATGAGTGCCTTGCCGATAGCCCGGCGATACTTGGCGGAGCGATACCCCATTCCAAAGACCTCTTTAATCGCCTCCTGGAAAGAAGGGTATCCATCTATCACCCAGGGGCAATATCCTACTAATTTACTGGAAAGACCGGCACCGCGGTGCCGATTCGCTTTTAAGTCACGTATTTGCGCGAGCGGGCTTTTTAAGGACGCTAATTGTTCCTCTGTGGTTTTCCCTGAATCTCCGGCATAGAGCGCGACGGCCACGCATAACAGGATCTCGCCGCGCATCTTGTCCTTGGCAGCCTGAGCCGCGTACGTGAGCGCGGCCTCGTGGTCCTCGACCATCTCTTTAGTTATCTGGACATGGACGGGGTATTGTCCTTTTTCTTTGACCTCTACCTCAGCCCCTACGGGCAAGGGCTGGCGGGGTTCGGGAAGATTAGATGAAAGTGAAGGTTTTTGGGTCACCGGTTTCTCCTTGTTCTCTTTGATACAGTTCTGCCGGCTCTCGTGATAGCTGAACTTCTCGGTATAGGGCTTTGCATCCCAACAGTCCGCGCACTGTGCCGGGGCGACCTTGCGCCCCCGGCGTTTGCAGAAGAAGCTCTGGCGCTTGATCGCCGTGGCTTCTTTCGGTTTGTCCTGCGTGCGGGCCTTACTCATCGCCGCCTCGCAGGCTTGGGTAGTTATTGCAGTCATACGACTCTCCCGGTTTCTTCGGGTGGTAATTAAATCCCCGCCCCCGGACACGGAGTGTCGGTATGACTGCCGCGCCGGGGACGAGGGGAGGAGGGCTTACTCCAAGCACTTTCATTGCGACGCCCTCTCTGTTCCTATGCCTAAATGCTCAAGTTGTTTGCCTGGCGGCTGGATGAACTTCATGCACACCTTTTGCCGCTCGTCGAGCGCATCCTTCCGCGCCTTCAGGTTGCCCATGTAGGCGATCACTTCCTCCTCGGCTTGCGGGATAAAGAACCCGAACGGCTTGTGCACGGTGCTCACGATGAGGTGTCCCTTTGCCGCCATTCGCAGAATGCTGTCCCGCAGGGACCGGTCGGTGAGGGGAAACGCGCCCCGCTCAGGGGCTTTAAGCTTGCGGATAATCTCGTCGGCAACGATAGCCTTGTCTTCTCCGAGCGCCTTCAACTCGGTATAAAGCAGCTCCCACACCGCCTCCTCCGTCGGATCGAGCGTCCCGCGTTTGAACGGTCGGATAGCTATCACCCGATGTATCGCGATACAGCTTGCGTGGGCTTGTACGAATCCCGGCGCCTTCCCCGCGACCCAGCAGCGCTGACAGACCCCAGGCGAGATCCCCGCGCACCGCCGCGAACAATAGAACGCCCGCGTGACGTTAGCCACAGCGGCCTTGCGCGTATCGAACCGCAGGGGGATCTCCGGCATGGCTATTGGAGCGGGTTTGGTTTGACGATGACCTCGGTGTGCGTCTTGCGCTGCATGCCGTAGCTTGTAAGCTCTGCGTCCGTAAAGTTTGCCAGTGCCGACTTGAGCACGCCTTCCGTGACTTTGATTGCGTCTACCTTCCCTGCGGCCCTGAGCGCCTCGATAGTCTGAGCAGTGTTCGGGATGTGAAGCAGGGTAACGAAACGCAGCTTGATAGTTCCCGCGCTGAGCGTTCTGGATCGCTTCTTCTTGAACTCGTTCTCCCGGCTGAGCGCAAAGGCCTTTATCGCCTTATCGAGGTCGATCAGTTCTTCTTTTGAGAATCGAGTCTTTTCGGCAAACTTCTTGCTAAGCTCTGCGGTCTTGGCGTTGCACTCATCCGCGGCCTTGCCTATCCCGCGCTGCAGCGCCCCTATCTTGGCCAGCGCCCGGTCAACATCCTCCCACGATTTAATCTCTACCATTGTTCACTCCTTTCTTTAATAAATCCAGACCGCCCCAGGCCGGCGATGACTGAACTGGGTGATTCTGCCAAGGGGGACCGGGGGCGGCCTGACCCAAAACTAAAAGAGGGGGTTACGGATTTCATTTCTTCGTCCTTCCCTTGTCCTTCTGTGAAATCTGTGTAATCTGTGGTTTGTCCTTCGGGAACGCCGCGTCAAGTTCCAGACCTAATACACGGGCGATGGCGCGCTGCAGGACAATGCTCTGGCGCTTACCGTTGATGAGCCTGGATATCACGCAGTCGTGGATTGGTCTTCCGACGAGCTTCCCGATCCTGTCGCCCAGTTCGGGGATCGTCCTGATTCCGCGCTCGCGCATCCTTTGCCAGATCAGGTCAGGGTTGGCCGTCCTGCCTGCAGGCGGCTTGCCCGGCCCGCGTTTTGACTTTGGAATTATTGTTGCCACCCCTCCCCCTTTTTTGTAAACTTGACAGCCAAACCTTTACGCGTATCATCCTGAGCTTTGGAAGTATGAGAGGAGCGCAAACGAACCGAGGAGTCGGTATGATGAGAGTCTTGTTTCCCCATGATAAGGGTCGCGTTGCGGGCGGTTGTCTTAGTCATGCCTTATTGTAACCAATTCGGGAAGCTTGTCAAGTCTTTTGTCCCTAATTGAGGACTTTAAGTATGGCTGTTGATACTATAGGTTCCCGAATTAGATACGCTCGCAAAAAACGAGGGCTTTCTGGGGAAGCTCTAGGACGTATTTTAGATGTTCGGCATTCCGCAATTTCTCGTTGGGAGACGGGAACGTATAAAAATCCCCGGCGAGATACGCTCGTTCGCATAGCCGATGCTTTGGAAGTCAACCTCAACTGGCTTCTTACCGGTGAGGGGATGATGGAGCGGAGTCCGGTGAGAGCGATTACGGAAAGCCCAGGGGTAAAACCAATGCTGGACCTGATGCGGAGAACCCGAGCCGATATGGACAAACTGACTCCTCCCAACTGGCGTGATCTCTCTCGCCGCATTAAATACGCTCGCAAAGCACACAAGCTATCTCAGGCCGCGTTTGCCCGTAAGCTTGGCGTCGGCTCCAGCCTGGTCTCGCGCTGGGAATCGGGCGCCCGCACGCCGGATGAGTCTCTGTTTGAGAAGCTTGCCGCCGCGCTCGGCGTGCGCCTGCGCTGGCTCTGCACCGGAGAGGGCGAGATGAAGCTTTCCGAAACCGAACAGATCATCGAACGACTGAAGCACGGCGAGATCCCCTCAAAGGAGCTTACCCCTGCCCCAATCCGCTGGATCCCTATCCTGGGCATAGTGCCGGGCGGCAATCCGTTCGCGCCCGAGGTCGTGCCCCTGGGTAACGTCGCAGTAGCCGCAGACGCTATCCGCCACCCCGGTGCGTTCGCGCTTCAGGTCCGGGGCAACTCCATGGCCCCGGCAGTTCAGGACGGCGATCAGGTAGCGTGCGAACCGTATGAGGGCGAGCACCTTGCCCCCGGCGCCATGGTCGTCGCGCTCGTGCAAGGCGAGACCGCGCTCAAGTTCTACGTCCGGCGCGGCGATCAGCATCTGCTCATCTCTGCCGATAGCTCCATCCCGCCCATCGTCCTGGCCGAAGGCGATCTTATCCTTGCCAGAGCGGTAAGCGTGATCAAGGCGCTGTAGCTTATTTCCCCCCCCCTAACCCCGCTTCGGCGGGGCTTTTTTTATCCCCCCATTTGAGGCAGAGCGCTGAAGTGGAATATCGCTCCGGTGCGCAGCACCGGGGCTGCGCTGCGCGGACATTCGAGCAACGGCCTAACACCCTCAACCGCCCCAGCGGTTCCATTCAAGCAATTTGCACGGATGCGTCATATCGGTCTCGACAGCGACACGCGGGGGCGCATAATTTTACCAATGAGTGAGGAATTTATTTGAAAAAGAAACTCGCAGTGTTCCGTGCGGGTAACTATCCGCAGGGGGACTGGCCTGTCGAACGAGTGGCGAAGGCCGTTGCCGCGTACGATCCTGGGCTGCATCGTGCCCCGCTTACCGACGATCACCGGCAGCAAGGACCGGCCTTTGGCTGGTTCGACGAGTTCTTCCTCGAAGGGGATCGGCTCTTTACGAACCTGGATACCGATACCATCACCCCGGAAGGCTTTGCCGAAATCCAGTCCGGCAGGTGGGGGCCGCCTTCTATTGAATTTTATCCCGAAGACCATCCCGCCAATCCTGTCCCTGGCACTCCCTACATCAAAGCCGTAACCATGCTCGGGGCCAAGCCGCCGCAAATCAAGGGCCTAGACCCTGTGCGCTTTTCCGAAGCGGAACTCCGGGCCATCAAAGACGAAGGGACCCTGGACGGAATAATCATCTTCGAGGAGGAGCCGCCCGATTTAGACACGCTCAAGATCGCGGCGCCGCTCTCGCCATGGGACGAGGCGGTAGCCAAACAGCGCGTCAAGGATCGGTTCGGCTGGTGGGGGCTGGGACGGTACAGCCTGTATCGTGATTTCAAAAAGCACTGGGAAACGCTTGACTCTTACTACGCTCTGGTCGTCGACGTCGTGGCCAATGAACCCCAGATCGTTCCGGCTGCGGTAGACGCGGCTATCGCGGCAATCCCCACGCTCCCTGCAGTGGACCAGTACGAAAAACAAGATCGCGCCGCGGCGCTTGAGCGTGCCAAGGAGATTAAGAAACGAATCGAGAAAGAACAAACAACCGTGGGGTTCTGTGACCCCCGCAACAATCCAGGAGGCAAAGTGAACAAAGAGAAACTGCTCAAGTTCTTCGCAGACCTGGCAAAGGGAAAGATTCCTGAGGCCGAAGTCGCTTCGTTCGCGGAGCAGCTCACCGACCTGATCTTTACCGACAACCCGGACTTTGCCAAGTTCAAGGAGCCGACCGCAACGACCTTTGCGGAGCAGCTTTTTGAAGCAAAGCTTGAGGCCTACAAGGCGAAGGCGGAAGCCGGGGAGACGAAGGCAAAGCTCGCGGCCTCCTTCGCCGAGCGGCAAAAGGCTCAGTTCGCAGAACGAGTCGCCAAGCTCATCAGCGCCGGCAAGTTCCTGCCTGCAAACAAGGATCGTCTGGTAAACGCATTGGCCGCTATCTCCGGCGAGAACGCGCCCACGGTGCAGTTCTCGGAGGCAGGCAAGACCGAGACCCGGCCCGCAGCCGATGAGATCCTTGCGCTCTTCGAGGCGCTGCCCAAGTTCGTGCCCGACGGAGAAATCGTCAAGCCTGACGACAAAGAGCACGCGCGGTTCTCCGAGCACGTGGAAGCGGGCAAAAAGATCGCCGAGGCGGTCAACCCTCCGCCTGTGCCCTCTCAAGGGTAAAGGAGTAAGACATGGCAGAAGATTACGGCGTAACTGAAACCCCGCTTGCCGCAGATAATCTGTTGGCAGGCACTCATCCGCGCGTAGAGATCCCGGTTACCATCATATCCGGCGCCGGTTCGCTTAAGCGCGGCGCGCTTCTGGGCCGCAGGATTTCGGATCTCAAATACGCGCCCATAACGCCTGGCGTGACCTACGAGGACGAGGATCTCGGGGACGGCGATGCTTCTGAAAAGAACTTTGCCGGCACCCTGGCCAAGCCTGGAGTCAAGCCCGGCTCGCTCGTAATCGCGGCCGTAGTGGTCGGTGGGGCGACCGAGACGTTCACCGATAACGGCGACGGCACCCTGACCTCGGACGGCGCAACCCCGGGAACCGGCACGATCGTTTACGCAACCGGTGCTTACGACGTTACCTTCTTCGTCGCGCCCGACACGGGCGAAGACATCCTGGCTGCCTATATCGGCGACCTGGCCGCGCATGCCGCCGAGGCTATCGGCACCGGCACTGCAGGCGGGCAGGTAGAGTGGGCAGGCTATCTTGCGCATACCAAGGTAATCGAGCGCTCGCTCTACATCTACACGAACGACACCTCGCCTAAGGAATTGCACGACGACGGCAACGGCAATCTGGTAGGCGACGACGGGCATGGCACCATCAACTACGAGACCGGTGAATATGAGATCGTGTTCGACACCGCGCCTGCGGAGGACAAGACCATCAAGGCCGATTACTGCTCTACTGATGGAGTCGACGTTCCCCGCGCGATTCTGGGTAAAGCTATAGACGCTACCTTAGCCGACGCCAAGGTCATTGCCTACGTCCACGGCGAGTTCAACTACGACTTTGCCGACCTCTGGCCGACCGGTCTTTCAACGGCACAGAAAACGGAGATCGTCCACTCCTGCATGGAGCGTGGCATCTTCATCAAAAAGCGCATCGTTTAGGAGGATTAAATGGCAGTTGATCTTTTCCACTGGCGGTCCATGACCGAGGCCATCAATAAGATCCAGGCCCCGCCCTCGTTCCTGCTCGACAAGGTGTTCACGCAGCGCCGACAGGCTCTGGCCGAGGACATTGACGTCGACATCGTAATCGGCGGCAAGAACCTGGCACCGTTCGTCTCTCCCATCGAGGAAGGCGTGGTGGTTGATAAGTTGGGCCGCAAGATGCAGTCTATCAAGGCCCCGCGCATCAGGCTCAAGAAAGAACTCTCCGCTCCGGAACTGATGACCGTGCGCGCGCCGGGCGCTGAGCTTTACGTTCCAGGCGGCGGAAACATCGACGCGTACAAAGCGCAGAAGATCGGCGTAGAGCTGCAGGATCTCCTCTCCCAGATCACCCGCACAAAAGAATGGATGGCCGCGCAGGCGCTTCAGGGCAAGCTCACAGTCGCGCAGGAAAACCTCGCGTTCGAGATAGACTTCCTGCTCCCCGATGACCATAAGGTAGTTCTTACCTCGACCGACCTCTGGTCCGACACCACCAACTCGAACCCCATCAAAAACACCCGCACCTGGAAGGCGCTGATCGCCAACGCTACCGGCTTCACAGCCGACATCGCTATCTGCGGTTCCTCGGTAGCTCAGGCTCTGATCGATCACCCCAAGGTCCAGGCCGTGATTAAGACCACCTCCGGCATCGCTGCGGGTGCGCTTTCCCTGGAGCAGGCAGGTAACTACGTCGGCAGGCTCGCAGGCGTGGACATCTTCGAGTACAGCGCGGAATACACCGATGTCTCCGGCGTTGCTCAGAAGTTCATCCCGGACAACTCCTTCATCCTCATCGCTTCTGCAGGTCCGTTCCGACTCTATCACGCCCTTATCTTGGACCTCGACACCGGCGCTTCCGTAGCCTCTCCGTTCTTCTCCAAGTCCTGGATAGAGAAGGATCCCAGTGTCATGTGGATCCTTGCCGAGTCCCGCCCGCTTCCTGTCCCGCACTGGCCCGAGTGCATGGTCTTCGCAACCGTGCTGGCGTGAGATGAATCATGGCAGTAGCGAAAAAGACCTTCGATGAATGGTGTGCTCAATTCGGGCTTACCGCGAATGAGGCGGCTTCTCTTACAGAGGGCGCCGCGGTCGAGCTCACTGACGAGCTAACCGAGGTTCAGTTCAGACAGATCGCACCTCAGACCGTAGAGGACTTTCTCAAATACGCGTCTAGCCTCAAGAAGGAGGAACGCGCCCCCTTCTGCGAAAAGTTCGGCTTGGACTTTAACGATCCCATAACGGAGGCGGAGTTTGCCGAAAAGCTCGCGCAGTACAGAGGGGAGCAAGAATCGGCAAAGCCTAAACCCAAGCCTGAACCTTCTGCAAAACCAAAACCTGTGAAACCCAAGCGCCTGCGCGTTACCGGCTGCACGGTGCTCTATAACCACAAGCAGTATCCGTCCGGCAAGCTTCTTCCTGTGGACTTCCCGGACAACGAACGCAATCGGCTGCTGAAACTCGGTGCAGTAGAAGAGGTGTAAATGGCGACTGGCGACGGGCGCTACATAACTATCGCGGACGTCAAGGCGGAGATCCCGACCGATATCCTCGCGCGACTAACCGATGATGACGCGTCCAAGGACGCCGACCAGAAAGTCATTGACGAGGCCAAGATCGCAACGGCGATCCGCTATGCCGAAGCACGCATAGACAACGCCCTTGCCAAGCGCTACAAGGTTCCGATAAAACTTACCGAGTTAGAGGAGGCGGCGGCACGAGACGCAATCGTCCAGGCCGCCGTCAACCTCGTTTACCACAAGCTCTACTCCCGTGTCGGCAAACCTGATGCGCATTCGGATAAGAAGAAGATGGCCGACACGTTCCTCGCCGAGGTAGCTTCGGGTCAGCGTGAGCTGGGAGGAGCGAAAACCTTGAGCCGTACCCGGATTAAATACGTGGCGCCCAAGGCCAAGTTCAGCACGGTTGACGATGCGGATCATCCCCAGGAGCGCAACCCGTGAGCGTAAGGAAACGCATTACGATCGATCAGCTGCCCGGCATCATGGACCGTGCGGCTAACCGGTTCGGCAACCTGCGGCCTTTGATGGAATCGGTAGGCACCTCGCTCGTTTACACTACGACCCGCCGCTTTGAACGGGGCGTCGCCCCGGACGGTAGACCGTGGCCGGCAAAGTGGGACAGAACTCCTTCGTATCTCAGCGCATCAGGCACGCTCAAATCCTCGATCGGATTCCGGGTCGCAGGCAATGTGCTGCACATCGGCTCACCCATCAAGTACGCTCGCATCCATCAAAAGGGCGGCACGATCAGGCCGCGCCGGGCGCGGTTCCTGGTGTTCAAGGGTGCGGACGGCCGGATGGTCTTTGCAAAGAAAGTCAAGATGCCCCGCAGGCAGTGGCTACCCGACGAGGGCACCGGACTCCCTGCCGACGAGGAGCGCATCATCAAGGCCGCAGTCAAAGATTTTATCGAGGGGGCGTTCCCATGAGCTTGCCTTACGGCCCTATCAAGCGCGGCTTGACGATCTCCTGGATTGCGGGACACATCCGCACCGAGCTGGCGAAGCTTGCCAACGTCAAAGGAGCGCATCCCTTCAAAGGCAACCCCCGGCTGGTGGGCCTGCATGTCGTGGATCCCCGGGTCGTCACTCAACTAAACGAGCCGATCGCGCGGATTACCTTCGGGCGCGCGGATATGACGAACTCGCCCATCAGGGGCGTGCCTGAAGTGATTTATGAGAAAGGCGAGATTGTCCATGAGGGAACCGGAACGGAAGAGGTTGAACTGCAAGGCAACCACCAGGGGAACAATCGCTACGTGTGCGAGATTACCGAATCGGGCACGGTAGGGACCGACGGCTCTTACGAGCTGCGCAAGACCCCCTGGACCGGTACGGACTGGGGGGAAGAAGAGACCGTCTCCTCCGGCGCTATCCCTGCGTCCGGCGAGATTGAAACAGGAGACGGCACACTGAAGATTGTCTTTACACAGGAAGAAGAAGTTGTCCAGGGCGACACCTACTCATGGGAGACCGAGGCGTACCGCGTCTCCAACGTCAACGGCCGCACCATCAGACAGAGCGTAACGATTGACATCTCGATTATGTTCGCAGACGAGTCCTCGATTGACGAGGGCTATCTGGATCAGCTTTTTAGCTTCTTCCGCGAGCGCCAGCTTGCGATAGAGACCTTCCCGGGCCACTACCTCGCCGTAGACCAGGAGCTGCGCGCGCTTCAGCCGCAGGTGTTCATCTCCGGCGAGGAAGAAAAAAAGGAACCGAATACCGAGATGTTCATTACTTTAGAGCTCGAGTTCCGGGGGCCTAACGACGGGTCCGAACCGGTGGCGTTTACGGCGGAGATTAGCCCGCTCATACGCAAGCTTGAAGCAGAAGAGCCGACAATCCCAGATTAGGAGGATTGATGTCCACAGACGATAGATTTTCAATAGAAGAGTTCGCAAGGCGCTACAAGCTTGCCCCGGATCAGCTTCCGGCGTTTTGCGAATTGTTCGGGGTTTCGCCGGATGAAGTCGTAGCCCGCGAGGAGTTCAAGGAGATGCTTGATCGGTTTGAAGCCTCGACAGAAAAGTCCCCGGAACCCCAGGAGCCTCAAGCTGAGGCTAAGGAGGCCCAAGTGGCAGAGAAGAAGAAACCTTTCTCCCGCCTGGCTGCCGAGCGCAAGCTGACGCATCCGCGCGTCGCGGTGCTCAAGGTCTGCACGGGCTGGGAGGATAAGACCAAAATTACTGAAACTGAACTTCAGGCCGCCATCAACAAACACCTTCTCAATAAGGAGTAACAGATGCCTATAAAAGACTTACCCGGCTACTATCCTGAAATTAAGGACGGCGGGCTTGGCGTTCTGCCGCCTTCGCTTGCCGGATTGTTCTGTCTCGTAGGCGCGTCTGAGCAAGGCACTACTGACGTAAAGTTTGCGGGTGATATCGGCGACATTCTCGACGAGTATGGATACGGCATATTGACCGAGCACGCCTACGATGCGTTCAGCTCGGGCGCGAGCCAGATAGGCATTGTGCGCGCGACAGCCAGCCCGGTCACGACCGACATCACCGTACCGGAGCAGAAGAAGTACGGCGACCCGACCGGCGGGGGCGCCGCCGTAGTCGCTACCGGCTACGTTTCGCCGCACACCCAGGTCGGCTATAACCGCCGCTATCGGATTCGCATCGTCAAGGGCGGCTCGTTCACTACCGCCACCTATCAGGTCTCGTACAACAACGGCATCGCCTGGGGTCCGGAATCGAGCTTTCCCATCACCACCGTAGGCCCTCCGCGCAAATCCAAGCTCGAGATGGAGAACGGCACGTACATAGAGTTCACCGAGGACGGAACCCCTGCCGACAGCTTCGTTGCCGGTGACGAGTACCGCTGGTGGTGCTACGAGCCGCGCGCATCGCTTGATGAGATCATCGCCGCATGCGAAAAGGCTATCGCCTGGAAAGACCCCAACACGGGTCAGGGCTTCGAGTATATCTACATCTCAAACCTGCCCACCTCGATCTGGACTACCCGCGATCAAACGAACGTCATCGCGTTCTGGACCGCGCTCATTACCCTTGCCGAAGATCTCTGGAACAGCGAGCAGCGACCGATCTTCTTCATCTGCAACGCCCCGCCCATGCTGCCCCTGAAGGACGCCGATGCGCTCGAAGAGGTAGACGACTGGATCGATCTGCTTGTAACCTGTTCCGGCGCGAAGCGCTCCGGGCGGCTCTGCGTAAACGCAGGCCAGGCCTTGCTTACCGACGCGCGCGGCAAACTGCAGGTGCGCTCGGACGGCGGCGCTTCGGCAGGGCTCGTAGCCAAGGCTGACTTGCACCACTCCATCGGCTGGGTCCGCTACATGGGGATCCCCAACTCCGTTGCGATCTATCCCTATAAGCCGATCTTTGAGATAACCGAGGAGAGTATCGGGACTACGCAGGATGGATTCCTTGCTAAGTCCCCGGTCGTTCCCTGGTCTTTGACGATAACCGATGGCGCAACTATCCACGTAGACGGCGGAGACGGTGTACTCTATGACCAATCTACCGGTACTGCGACCGGGACGATCGAATACGCAACCGGACATTATCACTTTCTGGCCGCTCCGACTGCTGCGACCGCAGATTACGAATACGTCACCAACGCCGAGATGGGTCCCTCGAACACCGCCCGGCTCAACGACGCGCGCTATCTATCGCTCCGGCACTTCATCGGCTACGGCATACGGTTTACCGACGACTGGATGATGGCTTCCGCCACCTCGGATTACTTCTGCATCCGCAACCGCAGGATTGTAGACGAGGCCGTAAAGCAGGTCGGCATAGCGAACGTGCCCTACGTCAACTCGCCCGGCATCACCGAGAAAGACCTGGGAGCCTATAAGGCCGACCTCTCCCGTCCGCTCGAGGCCATGAAGGTAACCGAAGACGATACGGACAAGCCGATCATGAACTACGTCATGACGCTCACCCCGGACGCGAATATCTGGTCGAACGGAATCGTGCACTGCAAGGTGGAGATAGTGCCTACGCCGACCAAAAAGAAACTCGTAGCTGTCTTTCAGCTAACAACCGGCGTTAAGGAATAGGAGGCCGAAAATGGCAGATAGTATCCTGATCAACGGCGAGATCCACGACTGGACCGATGTCGTAGTCAAGTTTATGGGCGGCGTTGAGTTCCGAGGCCTCTCGTCCATCAACTATTCGAGCACAAAAGAGAAGGAACTTCAATATGGAAGCGGGACTACCCCTTCAGGCGTAGGCTACGGGCATCGAAGCGCCAAGTGTGATTTCAGCATGTCCTTGCAGTCTGCACAGCAATTCGAGTCTATAGCTCGCCTCGCAGGCAAAGACCCTCTGGACTACGCACCGTTTCTGATCGTAATCAGCTACGCCGACAAGCAGGTCTCCGGTAGTTTCGTCGAGCAGAAGCACGGCACTAAGATCGTAACTCTCACGGACGTAGACATCACCGATATGGAGACTTCACAGGATGAAGGTACGAAGAAGATCGAACGCAAGTATACCGCCCTGGTGGGCAAGATCATCGGGACTATATAAACAATTCAAAGGACGGGGAGCGTCCTCCTTTTCCTCCTTTGTGGAAGACGCTTCCCAACCAAGGAGGACATAGTGTCTAATGGATCGACACCGCCAAGTCCTGGCAAACAACCATCACCTGCGGCCCCTGCTCCAGACTCCTTGCTGCTTTCGCAGCAGGAGATAGAGAAGCTTCAGCGCGAGCACAAAGGGCGTGTGCTCATTCTCAAGATCACCGACCAGGATAACACCCCCTGTCACCTGGCGTTCGCCTATCCCTCAGAGCCGCAGTACCAGCGTTTCATGAGCGATATCAGCATGGATTCAGAAGGCGACGTATTCTATCGCACAGGTAAAACCCTGTTGGCCGACACACTCCTGCATCCCGGATTGAACAAGTTCAATGAGCTGATCTCATTGATGCCCGGGCTGGTCCCGCAGATTACCGGTCTGCTGCAGGCAAAGGCCCAACCGGCGCTGGTTGAAGAAATAAAAAACGTGTAGAGCGGCGGCTGGAAAGGCTTCGCGCCGATGGGATTGCCCAGGCACGGACACTACAGCAGCTTTTCTTCGGCAAGTTCAATCCCTCCACCGTCGCAGACGATTACGCAACAATCATCTGGTTCGCGGAATGGATTGCAGAACACGTCGTCGCCTACGGGATAAGCGCAGCTTTTAAGAAGGAATAATGGCCGAGAAGGCGTATACCGTAGAGATGCTCCTCAAGTGGATTGCGGACAACCGCGCGCTCGTAGCGGGTTCTACACAAACCCGCGCCCTGAAGAAAAACGTCAAGGCGTTGCGTGCCGAGATCAAGCTGCTCGGCGCGCAGGCGCTTACTCAATTTAATCTCATCTGCGGCGGGCTGACGCGTATAGGAAAGAAAGCGATGCTCGCGGGCGGGCTTATCCTGGCCGCGTTTGGCGGGTTCTTTGCAATGGCCTCCAAGCAGGGGGCGATGCTTGAAGGATACAGGGTTACCCTGCAACAGCTCTACGGGGACGCCACCAAGGCGGGCGAGGCGCTCGAGTGGATTATGGGCATGCAGGTCAAGACTCCATATACCCCGGAGGAACTGCTGGGTGCACTCAAGCCTCTCAAGATTTTCGGGATGGACGCCCGCAAGTGGCTGCCTGCAATCGGCGATATGGCATCTACGATGGGCAAGGATATTATTGATGCGGCTACAGGGGTAGCAAAAGCGTTCTCCGCAGGCCAGGCAGGTGCGGACGCTTTGCGCGAATCGTATGGTGTGACCATGACTAATCTTGTGAAGATCTCGAACTACACGGAGAAAGAATTACGCACGGATATGGAAAAGTACCGCGATGCCTTGTACAAGTTCATCACTGACCCCAAATTCAAGGGCGGTATGATGCGTTACGCAGCTACGTTCAAGGGCGTCTTCTCGTCTATCAAGGGCGGGATCCAAACGTTTATGATGTTTCTGGGAGAGGCTGTTAATAAGGTGATGAAGGCGGATCTCAAGAAGATAGTTGACTGGTTTGTAAAGATGTACGAATCGGGCAAGCTTGCCGAGTGGGCCGAGCGCGTGGCTAAGGGGTTCAAGATGATCTACGAAGGGTTAAAGAAGGCGGGCGCGATAATCTGGAAGTTCATCAAGCCGTTCGTAGAATTCTTCCGCGAGCATCCTAAAATGTTAAAGTGGGCCGTGGCCGCGGTAGCGGTAGGCGGCGCTTTGCTGCTGGTCGGCGGCGGGATCATGTTCGTGGTCGGCAAGCTCGGCCAGCTGGGCGTAGGGCTCGTGCGCGGGATCGGTATGCTCAAGAAGTTCGGGGGCACGTTGATGGCGTTGTTTACGAAGACCAAAGCCGCAGGAGGGCTCGGCAGTCTCATGGGCGGCCTGGCTGCCAAGGGCGGGATCATGGGCAAGATCGGCGGCCTGTTTGCCGGAGGCGGTGCGGCAGCCGGAGGGGGAATCGCAGCCACACTGGCCACCGCGCTCCCCATCATCGGTGGAGTTATTGCCGGATTGGCTTTGCTCGCAACCGCATGGAAAAAGAATTTTGCCGGCATCCGGGAAGCCACTAAAAAAGCACTCGAGCCGCTTGCCGACATAGCGCGCAGCCTGTTAGGCTTGAAGGCAGGCATAAGTCCTATCAAAGCTATCGGGAAACTGCTCAAGGAGATCTGGCTCGGGCTTGCCAGGGTCGTGGCTCCGGTCTTTAAGCTTATCGTCAAGGTAATCGGCGCGCAGCTCAGGATCCTCAAGGCTATCGTTACTCCCATCATCGAGGCGATTCAGAAGATCTTCCAAGCACTTGGCCTTGTCGGGGAAGGTGCTGCTGAAGGGATAGGCGGTGCGTTCGAAGGCCTGGCTACGGTGATCGGGAAAATAGCGGACGCGATCGGCTGGGTCATAGACGTGATTGCTACAGGATACGAGTGGACGATCGGCCTGATGGTGAAAGGCATCAAGGAGCTGATAGCGGGCACATCGACCGTAGGCAAGGTTTTGCGCGTGATCTTCTATCCGCTTACCATAATCATCCTGCAGATCAAGGGCATCATCGCGGTCGTAAAGGCGGTGATCGGTTGGTTTCGCAAGACCGGTGACGAGGGGGTCTCGAACTGGCAGAAGATAGGCAATGCGGTACGGTTCGTATGTGGCTTCATCAAGCTCGTAGTGGAAAAGACAATCGGCAAAGCGATTGAGATATTCCAGAAGCTGTGGGAGGGTATCAAGAAAGGTGCTGCCGCGGCATGGAACTGGATAAAATCAAAGTTGATCGATCCGCTTGTAAGGGTCTTTAATTGGCTCAAGGAGAAGGTGTTCGAGCCTTTCTGCGACTTCCTTGCCCGCATATTTGATCCTCTCCTCGACGCCTTCCAGTCAGTAATAGATGGAATTAAGAGAATGCTGGGCGAACTCTTTTCAAAGAAGGCAGTGGCATGGGTAGGCAAATTGTTCGGTATATCTGAGGAGAACATCAAAAACCTACAGGAGTGGAGTAAAGCCACAGGTGCTACCGCTGCTGAAAAGCGCGCTGAGCGCAAAGAGAAACGCGAGGAGCGCAAGGCTGCGCGGCTTGCACCAATCCCGTCTGGCGCAGGTACAGGTGCAGGCGGCGCAGGAGGCGGAGGAGCAGGCGGTGGGGGCCCCACGATTCAGAATAACTACTACCACTTCCACATTGGCCATGACGCGATAAAGATACTCGCGGCAAAGCTCTCCCCGCAGGAGTTCCTGCAGTTACTCGGTAAATCACTTATTCTGGAGATTGGAGAAACGTAATGGGTATTCTGTTTGCAGGCAAGGAATCTACCGGACGATTATACCGTAAGCCTAAGGCCATGCTGTCGCTGGGGAACTGGTACTTTGACGGGTTCGTGTTCGTGCTGCCGGCCTGGATAAGTCTGCGGCCTCGCAGGCAGATAGTCGTAACCCAGGTACAAGGCCTCGAAGATACGGTCAAGGAAATCATGGATTTGCAAGGGTATGAGGTTGACATCCAGGGGGAGATCGGCAACTGGGAGGTCCGTACGATTTTCCGCAGTTCTATCTTTATGATACTCCATGGGCCGATTAAAGGGACAAACGATATCCGGGATCTGCTTGCTATGTTTCGCGACAAAAAGAAACCCCTGGAGGCAGTCGATGAAGAAGGGATCCTGGCCGCGGCAGGGATTAGCAACCTGGTCATCCACGACATATCCATAGAGCCTATCCGCGAGAAGCCGCATGCCTTCTCGATCTCGCTCGGCTGTTATTCCGAGCTTAACCCGGACGTAAGCATCGTAGACCTGATGCCCGAGGAAGGACTGTTCTGATGGAACAGCAGTTTGTTGAACACGCCCTGGGCGCGAAGCAGGACCTCTTCTTCCTGGCCGAGTTCTACTACGGCAACGCCGGCCTGTGGTGGGTGATCTATCACGTGAACATCGAGGAGATCGGGGACGACCCGGAACGACTTGAACCCGGGACGGTGTTACGGGTTCCTCTGCTTGCAGTTAAGCGGCAGCGCATGGACATGCCTACCTACATCCCGGCGACCCCTTACGAGGCGTCGAAAGACCCGCTTGTCCAGCTCTGCGAAGATCGCTACGGCGATGCGGTGCTTTACTTCGATTTACTTGAGGCCTCGGAGCTTGAGGGCGACGAGGTGCTTGTGCCCGGAACCAGGCTCACGCTTCCGCCGCACGGGAACCCATACGACCTAAAAAAAGCCGAGTTCTATCGCGAGAAGTTTTACTCGGCGCGGAGCAGCTACTGATGCCTGTGCTGGTGCCTGAGTTCAAGCTGAAGCTGGGCCGCTGCACAGTCAAGGCGGTCTCGAACATCCGGGTAACGCTCTCGCGCAAATTACTGTGCGACGTGGCTGAGATCGAACTGCCTCTGCTTGCCGAGACCGATCTTTCCAAGCTGAAAGAAGGCGGCGCGGCCACAGGCGGCGAGGTTGAAATCTCGCTCGGCTGGGAAGGCGCGGAACCGGAACCGGTGTTCACCGGCGTTATCACCGAGGTATTGCCGAACCAGCCGCTCGTTATCAAGTGTGAAGATCACGGGCACGCGCTCAAAACAACCCGGTTCCAGAAGACGTTTAAGAAGGCCAACATCGGTCCCCTGGGTGGACCAGAGACATGGTACTCGGAGATTGCCGCTTACGCCATCGCCCAGGCCGGGCTTACGCCCGAGATCTCGGATTTATATGTTGGAACGGCAAGTGATGACATTGTTGACAAGAGCGTTACCATAGATCATCAAACCTGTATGCAGGTGATGGAGAAGCTGCGGGAGAACGGTTGGGATTCCTTCTGTATCCCATGCACGAAAGAGTTTTACTATGGCCCCGATCACCCTTGGGCATACGGGGTTCTCAAGCAAGATAGAACTTTCAAGTTCTCATTTAAGGACCTGCGCGTGCTGGGAAAGATCGAGTACGCACCGATCATCGCGCCGCAGGGGTTTAAGTTCACACCGGGGGATAAGATCGGTAAGGTGATTGTCCATTTAGTCAATTCCGAATTTACCAAGCCTGCAGTCCATGGCGAGCACCCCCCCAAAGGCGAAGGCGGAGAGCCAGTTAAGGAATTTAGCATCACAGGAAGTTACGAAAAGAAGGAGGATGGAGAGGAAAAGGCTGCTACACTGGCGCGGAACCTATACTACAAATACAATGCCCCCTCCATAGAAGGAGCGATCAAGATATTCGGCAACCAGTTTATCAAGCATTCAGAACAAGTAATGGTGCGAGATCCCGATCACCCTGAGCGTTGTGGCCCTGGGCAAGATTTATCTTTTGTAATTGATGAAGTGGTACACGAGTTCGGCCCCTCTGTAGGCTTCAAGACTAGTTTAACCCTTTGTCAGAAGCAGGAGAAAAGATGAGTGGTCCGAGATCTGTAACGCAGCCCGGAACGGGAAAAGAAATACTGCAGAAGCTGATGGGCTCTGACCTTAATCAGGATGCTATTGTAGGCAAGGTTACAGCGCGGCAGTTCCTGACTCCTGCGGGTTGGGCTTTGCCTGACCGTGAGCCTTACGGGTTCTGGTGCGACGTGCAGCCGGAGAAGGAAGGCGAAGAATTACTCCAGTACGTGCCGATGAGCTTCAGGGTAATGAACCTTGCCGACGACCTGGGCTTTATCCTCGTGCCGAAGATGGACACCGAGGTGCTGGTCTCCCAGGTAGACGGCAGACCGACTATAGAGGCGTGTCAGGAGTGGGACTATTTTATCCTTAAGAAGGGTGAGGATTTCTATCTAACCGTAGATAACCAGAATAATGTTGAGCTGCAGACCTCTGGCGCCGCGAGCGTCAAGGTGCTCAAGACTTCCAAGGAAGAGGTCGGGATCTCGAAACAGATCGTAGCGCCGCAGATTGTCCTTGGGCCTTCGGGAAGTAACCAGGCCGTGCTGGGCAACATGCTGCAGCTCTGGCTTTCTTCTCATACGCACGGCACGCTTAAACCAGGGGATCCCACAACCCCGCCGCTTCAGACAAGCACGCTCCCAGGCATCTTGTCGCTGATAAACAAACTGGATTAGGAGGAAAGGTGATCGACCTCGGCCGTGACATCAAGCTGGAAGTAGATACCAGTGACGGGAGGATCCTCGACGTGGTTATTGAAGACGGGGATTTTGCGCTGCAGGAAGGCCGCGAGTGTCTGAAGCAGGACCTTCTAAACGAGCTGTGGTGTCAGTACTACGATTGGGCGTTGGCCTATACGGTAGGAACCCGGCTGCCGGAGTTCGTGAACATGCCTGAGAGTGGGCTTGAGCTCGCCGATCTTACGAACGCTATCCGTGAGCCTTTGGAACGCGAGGATCGGCTCGTGCGCGGACGCTATACAATTGAGTTCACGGATGCAGGCTTCTCCTGCGAGGTGATCCCCGTATCCCTGGTCCAGCCGCAGAAGATGGCGCTGGAGATAAAACGGATCAAGGGGCAGTGATGCTTGCCGAAGGTCGCCTTATGATGAACAATTGCCGTTATTGGGTTTCCGAAAGCTATGATGAGCTATATCAATTCTGTGTGGGGAATGCCATTAACCCGCAGTGGATCAGACGTAAAAGGAGAAAGTATTACTTGAGGCTGTGGGGGAGTTATCGAAATAAAGGAAGGAGGACTTAATGAGTCTTCATTTTAAAACAGCTAACGAAGTTTTTACCGACATGAAGACCCAGATGCAAGCCGAGGCCCCGGAAGTAACCAACTGGCGGACGCGCGGCGTGGTGCGCTCGATTTTGGCCGTGGTCGCCGCGGCCCTGTCCATGCTCTGGGACAGGCTCAAGCTCATGTATCTGGGCATCTGGGCGCAGTACGCGGACAGGCTAACCCTGCGCCGCTACTACGAACTGTGGGGTCTGGCCTGGTCGGAGAACCTTGCTACCGAGACCGCGCGCGAAACCGTGCTCGGTATGTATCGGCAAAAAGGCAAGGGCACCAAAGCGTGGTATAGATCTGTGGTGCTTAGCGAATTCAAGGAACACGTAACCGATGCCACCGTCACTGTGCGGGCGCGCGGCCCGAATACTATAGATATCGAGGTCTCTTATAACGGCGGCCCGGTGCTTGCCGACGACGAGTTCAGCATACAGGACATCCAGGATTTCTTCGACGACGACGAGAACAACGTCGTCGGCGCGGAGGTACTGGTAGCAAGCGTGGAGGCATAAGCCGTGAGCCGCTTTCGCTTCAATTTCAACATCCTCACAGGTCGCAAGGCGTTCCGGGACCTCAAAGAAGATAGCCCGCTGCGCAAGCTCTTAGAGACTATCCGCAGCGAGTTGACCGAGCGGCCTGCAGGAGAGCCGGACACCTATGAGTTCGTCGCCGACGGTCTGAACCCGGTCTACGATGCGCGGTTCATCACCCTGGCCTCGGGCGACGATCTTGACAAATGGGGCGAGACGCTCGATCTTCCCCGCAACGCCTCGGAACTCGACGCGGCCTACCGGACCCGGCTTTTGACCGAGCTGCGCGACTTCACCTCGTGTCTCACCGCCGATGCGCTCATGGATGCGGTGGAGGCAATTACATCCGAGCGCCCCGCAATCGTGGAGATCTGGAGCCTTGCCCCGGATTGGCCCCTGGAGTGGTGGGAGAATATTGGTTCGGAACACGTTACGTGGTGTGACTGGACGCATCTGGTTGACTTCCTGCTGGTGTTGGATTCCGAGCCTTCGGCGTCTGAACTTAGCCAGATTGCGCAGAAGATGACAGAACTCAAATTCGCTCCGGCGCGGTGCCTTGTGGTCACCGTCTCCGGAAGCGGATATTACGTGCTTAAAAAGTTGGTTGAATAAGGAGTTCGTTATGAGCAATCGCTTTAACCGCAACGACGCGAATGTCAAAGATGACAGGCTGTTCTGCACCGACTTCCAGGTGGACCAAAACGGCCAGGACGCAGACCTGCTGCAGACCGCCAAGGACTTCGGCTGCCTGCCGTGCATAGGCTCAGGCCTTGACGTTACCAGCCTTTCCGAGCCTGATCACAAAGTGCAGATTGCGGCAGGCTGGGCCTACGATAAGGATGGGCACCGGATCACCATTTCCTCGGCCCAGGAAGCGGTGCTGACCGATACCGCAGGCGGCGACAACTACATCATCCTCTCACATCAGTTCGTCACGTCCGATAACCGCAACGCGCACCGCACCGGCGTTTCCTACCCCACGCGCAAGGCCGACTCGTTTGTAATCACCGTTCAGGACATGGCCCCGGGCGTGGACGATATCTGTCTCGCCAACTGCAAGCAGACCGGCACCGGGCCTATCACTATAGACGTTACCGAACGGTTGAGCAGGGAATGCAAGTTGGTCTCTCAGGACAAGGTGCCGGGCGTTATCCCTGAAGGCGAAGAGGCCGCAGGCCCGCCGCCGCCCCCGGGTTCGAAACCGGAACTCCCGGACTACCCCAAAGGCCGGGATGTGCCCATGCCTATCCTCCTTTCCGGCACGCGCAACGAGGAGGCATGGGGCGGGATTGAGACCATCATGCCTGAGGAACTGGGCCGCACTACGGCCGCTATTGATGCGCTTACGTTAGAACGCGTTAACCTGAAGTCCGGCACCCCTCTGGCCGACGTCAAGATCTGGATAGGTGACTGGGGCACCGGGCAGCGCGACGCCGAGGACCTCAAGAAGTGCAACTTCACCATGCCTGCGAAATCCGGGGTCACCGCCTGGGACGACGACCTGTGGATCACCGACCCGCCTGGCTATTACTACCTGGTGAAATCCGACGAGAGCTGGCACTCGAAGATCACCGATTCAGGCGATACCTGGGTTATCTGCGAAGACGACCTGCCTGACGCCGCGTCCGGTGAGTACTATATCTGTCCCTACGCGGAGATATACCGGTCCCAGGTGATCCCGTACAAGACTGACGCCGAGGTGGATGTCGTAAATCCGCAGACTATGCGATTTTACAACCGCATCGGCTCGCCTGTGGCTCCGATAGTGCTTATCAAGGATCTCAACCTGGGCGGTAAGTACAAGGTCAAGATAGCGTCGGTGGTCTCAGGCGATAACTATACCAAGTGGGCTGAGGCCGATTTTATTGTAGGCTCCGACGGCCTGGCCTGCTGGCAGCCTTCTTCGGGTTATCTCAACGTGATCCCGGTAGACGGCGGCGTGGAGATCACTATCCCCGCGCCGCCCGACGGGACGATAGAGCCGGAAGCATACGAACTCTGCTATACCTACGGCACGGAGGCAAACCCGGATCCGCCTACGCCTGACTTTGACAACCCGGAGCATCCCACAATCCGCACCAAGGAACGCAAGGTCAAGATAGACGTGCCCCCGGGCCGGAAGATAAAGGTCAAGTGCCGCGCCATCTTCCGCCGCATGGTGATGCGCTGCGCCGGCGTGGACAAGATCCTTGCCTCCGAAGACGCCTACATCACCGCAGGCGGGGTCTCTATTCGCCGCAACCGCAAGGCCTTCACCGGCTTGATCCAGGAGTCGGGCATCGCTTCGCAGGGGACTGCAGTAGCCGACGAGGTCCCGCTTGCAAATCCCGTCTGGCCTGAGAAGATCTCCCTGTTCAACCCTACAGGCTCGGCCATCACCGACATCGAGGTCTACGTGCACGGCTCGAATCAAACCTACACCGCAGGCCGCAAGATCGAGATCTCAGCCACCGGCGATGAAACCGAAATCGGGTCAAAGGCGCGCGTAGAAAAGGCCATCTCCGACTATCGCATCACGGACATAGGCATGGTAATTACGGTCAAGAATATCAAGGGATCCTCGCAGGACGTTACTCTGCGCTGGGGCGTTCAGTATCGCGAGGATGCTGAGGGCGAGCTGGC